ATAAAGCACAATTGTAGGAAATAAAAAACATGGTTCAATATCTAAAAAGTAGTGCAAAAAGATATGTAGGTGTCCCTGATTATTTGGGAGTGATGTATGACTATAACACACGAACAAGGGCCGGACACTTGTTTGTCGGTGGATTTAAAAGAAAGCCGGGCATTCGTCCTAGTGATGTTGTACTATTTGATGGAAACATACTTATGCCCGCCACCAACAACTATAGAGAAAAAGTCTTTTCAGTAAATCCTGCCACTACTATTAAATTTGAATATCAAAAAACGAATTCTTCAGATCAAGTTAAATGTGGTATAGTTCCATTGGATGAACCAGAGATTGGCGAAAGTATTAGTACTGCAAATAATTCTACTCACATATATCAAAACAATACAGCACAAGAACAATCTATAAAAATATATTGTAATTATAAAACAGCAGTAGATTCTAAGTTGAGATTTAAAATCACTGAAGTAATCTCTGATATTACTCCTGTTCGTAGTACAGAACTTTACACTAAAGGTAATTTATGTCCAGGCGCTCCACTTGGATGGCAAAGACTTTTAAGATGGGATATTGATAAGATTCCAACTGTAGGATTCTCTTTGTCAGTGGGTAAGGAACTTGGAGAGAATGAGTTTATTTTTAGAGACTTTATAAATTCACAAAATAGTTATTTTAAAATTCTGCCCAATTATTTTTCAAAGCAGGGGTCTAAGGTAGACTGCAGGGCGGATATTACTTTCGAAACGGAAGATGTACGGGCCATGAATTTAGACCCAGTGGCACAGGTTGAAATCACAAGTATTATAGGGAGAATGTGATATGATAAATTGGATTAAAGCTAGATTGACAGAAAGAACATCATGGGATGGTGGCGCACTTATTGCGATGGGTGTTGTTGCACTACTCTTTGATGGTTTGATTACATGGGCTGCATATGCAGCAATTGTTTATGGTCTTTGGACTATCTGGAAATCAGAATAATCTATTGACAAGTCATACGTTACAGTGTATTATATGCTGTAACGTATATTTAAGGAGTATTTATATAGAATGTTGAAACTTAAGAGTTCGAAAGAATTTAGTGATGAAATAGAAAAACAAGTTTCTAAATTAAACAGTTCGTACATCGATACAATCACATACTACTGTGAAAAAAATAATTTGGAAATAGAAAATGTAGTTTCTTTGTTGAGTCCTTTCATAAAAGAAAAAATTAAATACGAGGCAGAAGGACTGAACATGGTTCGGAAGTCTACCGAACAATTGCCTCTATGATTACCATGTCTGGGAAGAAGATAGATGACTTTGAGGCGTTTAAAATTTATCTTGCAATGAAAAGTCATTTTAATAGTGAGTATGATTTTATAAAGTACAAAGGGAAGGTTTCGCCGAAGAAAGAAACCTACCATAATAGGAGAGACAGAAGAACTTTTGAAGAACTTTCGAGAAGGTTTGATAAAAAGAGTTTGGAAGAGTTTTTACTTGCCTTGTTCTTGAATGTAACAGAAAATGGTAATCTTGCAATTTCTCGTAATGAGTTTATGTGGACAGGAAATCTTTTAGATAAAGAATCCTATGATACATATAAAAATTGGAAAAAAAGAATTCAAAGTATAAAGTATACTTTTACTAATGATTGTCATGTGTTGTTTACAAGGGCGTCTGAGGAAAATCTGGAGTTCAATTCCATATTTAAATCTATTGACAATGACTACCCATTTATTGTATTCTTAGAAAAACGTGGAGAACTTTCATTAGAAACGTTAATTATCTTTGAAAAGATTTTTGCTTTCGTAGATAAGGTCAAAATAAATGATACAACTTATTGGCCTATATACACTAAGAAAGTAAAAGACTATATGTCTTTCTTAGACATAGATGTTGATTATTATGTTAATGTTCTTAGGGACATATTGATTGATGATTATTATGAAGATTATGGTCAATTAATTAAAAAAACTAGTTGACAATGTTTGGATAATATAGTATATTAGTAAAATACAAAACGCATATAACGATATAACGTATAAAGGAGAAAATTTATGTCTTTTGCAAACCTTAAAAAAGGTCGATCTAACTTTGCCCGTCTTGCGGAAGAGTTGGAAAAAACCCAATCCCCACAACAAACCACATCGAATATCGATGATCGATTTTGGAAACCAACTATTGGTAAGGATGGTAACAGTTATGCTGTAATTCGTTTCCTTCCCCCTACAGATGGTGAAGATATTCCTTGGGTTCGTGTATTTAATCATGGATTTAAAGGCCCAGGCGGTTGGTTGATTGATAACTGTCTTACTACAATCAACAAACAGTGTCCTGTTTGTGAGTCTAATACTGAACTATGGAATACTGGTTCACAAGACAATCAAAACCTTGCTCGTGACCGTAAACGTAAACTCAAGTTCCTTTCGAACATTTATGTTGTAAAAGATCCTGCAAACCCAGATAATGAAGGAAAAGTTTTTCTTTACTCATATGGTAAGAAAATCTTTGACAAGTTGAACGAGTCAATGAATCCTCATTTTGAAGATGAGGCTCGTTACAACCCATTTGATTTTTGGGATGGTGCAAACTTCAAACTGAAGTATCGTACTGTTGATGGTTATGGTAATTATGATAAGTCTGAATTCGATTCTCAAGCACCACTTGCAGATGATGATTCAGAATTGGAAACAATCTATAATCAACTATATTCATTGGAAGAGTTTGTAAGTGAAGAGAAGTTCAAGTCTTACGAACAACTCAAGGAACGTCTTGATCGTGTTCTTGGAGTTCAACAGTCTGCAGTTTCAGTAGAAACAGATTTTGCTTCTGATGATTCTTCATACTACGCTGAACCTACTCAGACTAAATCTGCGCCTGCGCCAGAACCAAAGTCTGTAACTTATAATGAAGACGAGGAAGATGATTCAATCTCTTACTTTGAACGTCTTGCAGATGAAAGTTAAACAGTTGGTGGCACTGAAGTGTTAGTGTAAGACACAACACAGAGTCCATACAGGTAATAGAAGGTATACAACATACTCGACCGCCATCTATTATCGCATACAAAGAACTGAGTGTGGGGAATGGGCAGGGAGAAATCCTTGCCCTTTTTTTTGTCTTAGATATGTTTGGATTGCATAACGAAATTGCGAAAATGACATGGGGATTTTCTGCACTTGCGAAATAAATATTTGTGTCAGAATCACTGACATTTCACACATATCATACACAGGAGAATTGGATGACACAATTAGTATTAACAGCATCAGACTGGTTAAATATTACCCCATTTGTAGATTTTATTCATGATTTACAAAAAAGAATGAAATTGAAAAAACTTCAAAAAGAAACTATAAAAGAATTAAGTTCACTGTCCGATAGAGATTTGAATGATATTGGGATTGCAAGATCGCAGATAAAATCTATTGCAATGGAATTGGATTTAAAAGATGTTTAAGAAAATTTTAGAAACTTTTGAGAACATTGGAAGAGCAAGAGCTGCACATGTTCTTGTACAACAAGGTTTATACGAAGAAGCAAAAAGAATTATGTGTAGGGACTAAAAGGTTCCTACCATGCACCCACTAAAGATAACTTAGCATCCCTTACAGCACCATCAGTATGTCTTACTTCTGGTTTTTGTTTAGGCATAATCGTTGAATTGTTTGTTACATTATTCACGGTGTTTTGTTGTGGTGCATTTATAATATTCGCAGACTGTTTAGCTTCTGATGTAGATTTGTCCATAGCAACACTATCCATCATATTAGACGCTTCTAATTTTCTATTAGGAATGTCACTTGAGGTGGATTCTGTTTGCAATTTCTGCTGTCCTTGCAGTGTCTTTGATTCTAACCCCATCGGATTGTTGATATCATTTAGATCGCCAGCGGCCGAGATATTTAATTTATCTAACTCGGCTTGTAGTTTTTCTATTTCTGTAGCATCTTTTTCTATACCTTTTTTATCTCTACCAAAGTAGACGTTTTCGCCACCTTCACTTCTTGCGATTCTATCTTTTGCATCTGCAATTTTTGTCTGTAGGTCTGCTTTCTTATCTTCTGTAGAAATCTCAGGGGTTGTTGCGCCCTCTTTTCCATCAATCACACCCATATCCTTCGCCATGAGTCCAGCATCAATCGCTGTTGACGCAGCAGTACCAAGGCCTGGTATTGTACCAGCAAGTCCAGAAAGTACCTCTAGGCCTGCGCCAGAGAAGTCTCCACTAAATGCTCTTTGAGCACCAAATCCCAATCCTGCAAGTAAACCAACGCCAGGGATTTTTTTCAATAAAGATTTCCCAAGTCCCTTACCAACAGTTTTGGTGGCGGCCTTTCCAGTTACTTTAGATGTAAGTCCACTTATCTTCGCACCAACTCCTTTTACTGGTGCTGAAATATTTGACATTTTTGGAAGTTTATCTGCTATTGCACTACCAACACCTTTTATTTTATCAGGCATCGAAGGTATTGCATTTTTTACATTACTTGCGACACTACTTGCGACACTCGCTGTTTTTGCTGCTCCAGTTGCAGCAAGTCCCGCTACTGCTCCCCCACCAAGTTTCAGTGCATTCAATCCAAAGTTTTTAATTCCCCCCAACGCACCTCTTGCAGCATTCAGTCCACCACCAACTAAACTTCTTGCTCTTCCCGTAATTCCAGACCCTGCATTTCTTACTAGATTACCAAGTCTACCAAATCTACCACCACTTGATCTATTTACTACGGAACCAACTCTTCCAATACCACCTTTTACCGCCCCGCCAACTCTTGAGATGGCACCTCTAATTCCGCCTTTACCTTTTACCGCCCCGCCAAGTCCGCCTCCACCGGCGCCGGCCAGCAAGTCACCTAAAATTCCACCGCCACCACCACCTGAGATTTCATCTAAGTTTCCAGTGTTTTCTGCAATCTGTTCGAGAAGTTTGATTTGTGTTTTATCAAACTCCTGTTCAATTTTTCTTTCTCTATTACTTTCTCTTTGAGTTTCCAGATCCAATGGAGATGGATTGTCAGAAGTATCTTGCAAGAATTTTAGAAGATTTACTACTTCTTCTAGATATGGACTGTTTTCACCAAGTTGTTCTTTTACTTCATCCAACTTAGTTGTTGTGATTTGGGCAACTTCACTTGGAGTGGATGTTTCATCAGTAGATAAATTTTGAGTATGTTCAGATGGAGATGGTACTGTAATATTTTCTTTATCATCCGACACTGAAGCTTCTGGTTTTGGAACAGACACTGGAGACTCTGGCATGTCAAGTCCATAACTTCTTTTAATAGACTCGACTTCATCTTGTCTTGCTTTATTTGCATCTTCTGCTTCTTTTGCGGTTTTTGCTTGACGAATAATCGCATTTTTTTGTTCATCAATAACTTCTTGTTCAGTGATACCTCTTGCAAGTGATTGTGCCGCTACTTCTTCTGATGTTATATTCGCTCTTGAAATTGCTTCTTCATTTGATATTTGTGTTCTTAAAACAGAAAATTCTTCTTCTTCAATTTTCCTCTGTTCTACAATTCTTCTTTGTCTTTCTTCTTCTTCTGCCTGATTTGCTTTTCTTGTTTCTCTGAATTGTTTAATTCTGTCACCAACAAATGATGCACCAAACGCCAGTAATGGACTACCACTCAACGCACCAGTAATAACTCCACCAATTCCATCGATGGAATTTTCTACTGTCTTTGATGCAAGCTCTCCGATAGATTTTTTAAATGTGGTGTTTTGTTTTATACTTTCTTGAGATGTTCTTAATATCTCTTGAAGTGCCTTCTTTTCTTGGTCAGTAGCACCTTCTAATTGTTGTAAATCAGCATCAAGAAGGTCTATCTTCTTTTTAGTTTCTTTAAATTCTTTTACTGATATACCTTCTTGTTGTCCAAGAATATCAGCAACTTCTGTAAGGGCCTGTCTAGCTGCGGCAGACTGCAACTGGTCGGTTGCAGCGCTAAATGACGCAGACAATTCCTCTTG